GCAGAAACTAACCAAAATTGGTTTCATGACTACACAATGACATCTGAGCAGTTTTTGGAATTCAGGAATAAGGCTATTCCTCTTATTAAGAAAGTGTACAGATGTAACAAAGCCACAGCATCAAAGAATTTTGATTGGTGGAATCTCAATTGGGGGCTTAGAATATTTCCTGTTCCTGAAGACGTAGTAACAATGAGAAACATTTTAACAGCATCAAGAAATGGGACAAGGAAAGACCCCACAGCAGATGAATGATAGTGAGAACATTATTCTGTTTGCAATACTTATGATCGTAAGTTGTTTTTTAGCATTTCTTATTTATACAATCATTTAAACATGGGAGCTACAGATTTTAGACTGACATCAAGAGGTGTCTCTGTTAGAGAAGCGTTTCAAGATGCTGTAGAAGCAGCAGAGTTTGAAAATGGACATGACAGTTACAATGGAACCATCTCCACTACAGAGTATTATGGAGATTTGACAGACAAGTTTAAGAAGAGTGGGAAATCTATTAACTCATTTATTGATGAGTTTTTAGAAAGTTGTTCTAAACATCATTGCTACAGTATTTGTATTGAAAGTCCTGAAATAGACAAAGGGAAGATAAAGTCAAAAGTGGAGCACATTGTTTCACCGGGGACAAAGAAATGGATATTGAAATATGTTGTCATAGACCTTCGTGATGACGAGAAAGTGGTTAAGTCATGTTTGACAAAAGGGGAAGCTGTAAAGGCTGCTAGGGAACATACAGAGAAAACCACACGCACTACAGTGATTGAAATGCAGAAGGTGCTTGAAAAAGGAAGCAACATTGTAGCAAAAGTGACGTATAAGGGAAAACGTAAACAAGGAGTTTGGGTATTATTTGGTGTAGCAGCAGACTAATTTTACAACTATGAATATTAACGAGGCAGTAGAGTACATGAAGAAAAGTGAAAATGTTGCAGACTGGAATGCAAGAAGATCCTTTGTTTTCAGTAGATTTGCAGGTGATGTCAAAGAGCTTATTCTTGCTGTTGACAGCCCTGATGAAGAAGGTAAAGGTCTCATTGTCAAGACATTAGGGAAAGATGAGGAATATATAACACAAGTATAATGAATATTACAAGTGAACAATTTAAAGTGTTGATTTCCAAGGGTTATTCTTTGGATGTACTCTTTATATTGAAGATGATAGACGAAGGACAAGACATAAGTTCTCTAACAGAAAACAAAAAGATTGAGCTTCTTTATCACACACTTGTTCGCAAAGGTTTAATCACAGAAGATAACAAGGTTACATTGGAAGGGAGGTCTTTATTGGGCTTCCTTTCCAACTCTGAAGTTGTTATTCAAAAGAGGAAGCCTGTTGCAGATGATGGATTTACTAAATGGTGGTCCACATATCCGGGCACTGATACTTTCACTCATAAGGGTAGGACATTTTCTGGAACTAGAGGGTTGAGAGTGAAGAAAGATGATTGTAAACTCCTTCTCACTAAGATAGTGGGAGAGGGAGAATATACAATTGATGAATTGATAAAAGCTCTTGAGATTGAGGTGACACAGAAGAAAGACAATTCTGTAAAGACAAGCACTAATAAGCTGACATATATGCAGAATAGTTTGACATACCTCAATCAAAGAACATTTGAACCATTCATTGAACTTGCAAGAAAAGCAATCCCTATTGAAGAATCTGTAATTGGAGGAACTGATATATGACAGAATTTGATCTTCTCAAGAAGGAAGTTGACAACGGTATACAAGGAAGGAACAGCGGTATTCCTATGGGATTTCGTAGGTTGAACAAGTATATTGGTATAAGGAAACGTATATATACGGTGATATTCGGTGCTACAGGTAGTGGTAAGTCTGCTTTTTGTCATTCTGCTTACATTCTTCATCCTTTTGATTGGTGGTATGCCAACAAGAACACTAGTAATGTAAAGCTCAAGTTTATTCTTTTCTCTATGGAGAGGAGTAAGGTGTACACATTAGCCAAGTGGACCAGTAGGAAGATATTCCTTGACCAAGGAGTGAATATTCCTATTGCTAAACTATTGGGTTGGTGGGACACAAAGCTTACAAAGGATGAACATGACATGTTTCTGATGTACGAAAACTACATTAATGAACTGACGGCTATTTGTGACATCATAGAAGGTGCTCAAAACCCTACAGGTATATACAAATATGTTAGAAAGTATGCAGAAACCAATGGTACAATAGAGAATATTAACGAGTATGACAAGATTTATCATCCTTGTCATCCAAATGAAATCGTAATACCTATTGTAGATCATTTTGGTCTCATTAAGATGGAGAAGGGTATGAGCAAGAAAGAAGCTATTGACAAGACTAGCGAGTATTTTCAATGGATGAGAGACTTCTTGGGATATACACCTATTGGTGTCAGTCAGATTAATAGAGACCTTAGCAATCCCATCTATCAAAAGATGGATGCCTTTGAACCTAATATAGATCAGATAAAGGAGAGTGGTAGACCAGCAGAAGATTCTGATGTTGTTGTTTCTCTTTTCCAACCTTCTAGGTATAAGACTAATGATGCTAGTTACAACAATGTAAGTAAGTTTATTAGCCCTGAAGGTGCTGATTGTTTTAGGAGCATTAAAATACTTAAGAACACCTATGGAGAATCTGATTTGAGGATAGGTATGGGTTTTCATGGTTCTACAGGTACATTTGCAGAACTTCCAAAGCCTAAAGACATGGACTCATTTGATTTTGAAACCCTGTTCACAGGACAATTCTTCTTACCATGACACTAAGAGACAAAAGACAGAAAGAGTTTGCTGATGTATGGATGCAAACCAAGTTTGGTATTCTCAATCTCTGTCCTAGGTTTGGGAAGATTAGGACAAGTATAAACATCTTCAATAACTTTCCTCCTCATTCCACAATTCTTATTGCCTACCCAGATGGAAAGATTAAGGAGTCTTGGCTAGCAGATTTTGAAACATTAGGATATAACAATCCTAATGTGTCATTCACCACACATCTATCACTTAAAAAGCATGTTGATCACATATTTGACATTGTTGTGATAGATGAGATACATCTGTTGAGTGAAGCTCAATTAGAGGTGTGTAGTGAGTTGTTTGAACACAATTTTAATGTATTAGGACTGACAGGAACACTGACATCCTATACAGAGAATGACATCTATCAAGCAACCAGATTATCAGTGGTGGCTGAATATTCTATTGAGAAGGCAATTGAAGAAGGTGTTATTGTTGACTATTCCATCACTGTCTACACTATTCCATTAGACAACAAGAAGGTGTTAGACTTCAAGGGTAAGAAGAGAACAGAGAAAAAGCAATTTGATGCTGTCTCTTGGGCAATTGATAAGATGGAGAGAGAAAGCAGGAATACAATGTTCATGCGCCTTGGAAGAATGAGGCTTATTCAGAAGAGCTATGCTAAGATAGAGGCTACAAAGAAGCTTCTTGAGAAACATGCTGATGAAAGGATATTAGTGTTCTGTGGTGTGACAGATGTGGCAGACAGTTTAGGATGTCCTTCCTATCATAGCAAGAGTGGTGAGAAGAATATGTTTGCAGACTTTGCAGAAGGAAAAGGGAAACACATGGCAGTTGTCAAGATTGGCAACACAGGTGTGACATATAAGCCTCTGAATAAGGTGATTATTAATTATTTCGACAGTAATGGAGAAAACATGGCCCAGAAGATATTTCGATGTATGGCTATGGAATATAATAATCTCAATAAGAAAGCAGAGGTGATAATTGTTAGTAGCAATGAGCCTGTTGAGCTTAAATGGCTTAAAAGAGCTCTTGAATTTTTTGACAAAACCAAAATAAAATTCGTATCTTTATGAGCTAAACACAGAAAACATGAGTTCAAAGTTAATCGGAATTGTAGGACAAACAGGAACAGGGAAATCTACATCAATCAAGTCATTGGATTCTAAGGAAACGTACATCATCAATGTTGCTAAGAAGGAACTTCCCTTCAAAGGATCAGAGAGGATGTATAACACAGAAAACAAGAATTACAAGGAAGTAGATGACATCAATGAAATCACACGTTTATTGTTGACGATTTCTGAAAAAGCCCCACACATTAAGAACATCATTATTGAGGACAGTAATTACATGATGTCCTTTAGGATGGCGGATAAGGCTACAGAAATAGGGTTTACTAAGTTCACTATTCTTATGAAAGACATGGTGGATTTGTTTAAGACAGCAAGGAAACTTAGAGATGACATTAAAGTGTTTTATTTCACACATCCTGAAACCATTGAAGATGGTGGAGAGATAGTGGGATATAAAATGAAGACTTCGGGAAAAGCATTAGATAATCAGATTACACTTGAGGGACTTTTCACCATTTGTCTCTATACACATGTAGAAGAGAACAAAGATGGAACTAATGGCTATTTCTTTGTAACCAACAGGTTCAAGAAATATCCTGCAAAAAGTCCTGCTGGAATGTTTAGTGATATAAAAATTGCTAACGATCTGAGTATTGTATGTAAAAATGTAGATGAGTATTATTCTTAATTTAAAACAGAAAGTTTATGAACATTGGCGGTAAAAAACGTGAAAGCAGTAGTAACAATCAAGACTATGCAAAGAAAGTGGGATTGTTTGAATCAAAGGTGATTGCCATCAATCCTAACATGGAAGAGTATGCAGAGGTGTTGGGTATGGAACTCAAAGAAGGCAGTAAAGCCACTGAGTATCTTGGTACATCTAATGATGGTAATACATCTCTTCGTGTAGACATTTGGCTTCAGGAGATCAAGAGTGGTGATAAGTTTAAGGTGAACTTCTTTCTTGAGAACAAACTCAAGACTAACAAGGATGGCACTAAGGCTCAATATATTAACAATGTAGGCACTACATCTTGGGCATCTGATGAGAATACTCTTCCTGAATGGTTTAAAGGAAGGGAATATCGTCAAGCTTATGTAGGAGAAGAGGAGATGTATGGCTTCCTTCGCACATGGTTGGGCAATCTTGACTACAGAGATGCAGATACAGTGCTTGAGCTTGATTGGAAAACCCTGATGAAGGGTAATGTAAAAGACATTAAGAGTCAGATTGATGGTGAATATTGCACAAATGTTGTAGCTCTTGCCACCATTAAGACTGTTGAGAAGGATGGAGAAGTGAAGGAGTATCAAGGCGTGTATAACAAAGGATTTCTTCCTGCCTATGCTCTCAAGCAATTCCGTCTTGTCAACTATGCTGATGGTAAAGTGCTTGATAGTCTGAGGACTAAAAAGAATAAGGATTTGAAAACCCATGAGCGTTTTGTAGTTCAGGTGACCGGAGAATATGGATGCCGTGATTTCTATGTTCTGAAGGACATCTGTGAGTATAACGCTGATGATAATGTCGTGGCTTCGGATGCTGTCATCACCACTGATGGTGACGACTATTAATGACCCTCTACTCTGTCAAACAAATCCCCATTGTTGAAACATACAGTGGGGATTTTTCTTTACATTTGTTTATTATGATAAAGGGTAGTTTGAAAGTGAAACTCACTAAGGAAGCTATTCTTAGTAGAATTAGTGAATACGACATCTTTAGGTATTATATGCCTACAAGAGATTGGAAGATTAATAGTGTAACTTTCTCCCCTTTCAGAGATGAATCCCATCCTTCTTTCCTCATAGGCAATAGACATGGCTTTATGTCGTTTATTGACTTTGCTGATACATCCAAGAGAGGTGATTGCTTTTGGTTTGTGAAGATGTTGTTTCATCTTTCTACATTGGATGATGTTCTCAAGAAGATAGATGGGGATTTTGGATTGGGTATATCAGGAGGAGAGAAGAAAGACTATCAACGGATAGTGGGAGAATATAAACAACCTGAGGCAGTGAAGAGGTATTCTCTTATTCAGGTGGTTACACGAAAGTTTACTAATAGTGAACTTGAATACTGGAACAGTTATCACCAATCTCTTGATGACTTGAGAGCAAACAACATTTATGCTGTAAAGCATGTCTATCTTAACAGGCAGAAGTTTCCTCTTCCTGAGAAGGAGATGGTGTTTGGTTATTTGTATGATGGAGGACATTGGAAAATCTATCGTCCATTTGGAGATAGGAAGAACAAGTGGGTTCCTAATAATGTACCTATTACATCTATGGATGGGAAAGAGAACATAAATGGTTGTAATGTAGCCATCATCACTAAATCGAAGAAGGACTATATGGTGTTGAAAAAGATTTATGAGAATGTGTGTGCTGTTCAAAATGAAGGCATTGCATGTTTCTCAGAAGAGAATGTTCAACATCTTAAAGACAATTCACAAAAGCAAATATTGGCTTTTGATAGTGATGTAGCAGGTGTTACAAACAGTCAGCAGATTACAAAGATTTTTGATTTCTCTTATGTCAATGTACCTAGAAAGTATTTGGAAGAAGACATCAAAGATTGGAGTGATTGGGCAAAGAATTATGGAATGAAACATGTAGAAGATTATCTAAACCAGAAATTATGACAAATGAAGAATTATTCAGGGTGATTAAAGAAGACATTGAAAGTCAAACAGAATATCTATCTACTACTGATGAAGATGAGATAGAATGTATTAGCATTGAAAATGTAATTGGAATTTTAAAAAGGCATCTTAACATTAAAAACTAAAGTTTATGTACAACACAAGTAGTAGCTTTTTGGCATCTGTTCAAGTTCCTATGGAAACTCGCACTTACAAGCCTGTCAGTCATTCTCAGATAATTGATTTGACACTTGCTTCTATTGAGAGTGCAGGATTTAAAGTGCAAAATCAATATTACACATCTACAGTTGATGGACTTGTTGCAAATGGTAAATACACTATTGCAAATGTCAATGATGATGAGATGGTGTTGCAGATTGGATGGCAGAATAGCTACAATAAAACCAAGAGCCTCAAGTTTGCTATTGGTGCAATGGTGATTATTTGTGGCAATGGTATGGTGTATGGTGATCATGGCAACTTCCGTAAGAAGCATAGTGGTGATATTCAGGAGTTTACACCTGCAAAGATTCAGGACTACATCAAGAGTTCTGGAGATGTATTCTCTCTTATGCAGAATGATAAAGTAGGGATGAAGAATGTACATCTTGAGGACAATGTTAAAGCTCGTCTTCTTGGTAAACTGCTTATTGAGGACAGCTTTATTAAGCCCACACAAGCAAACATTATTGCTCGCGAAATCAATAAGCCTACACATTCTTACAATGCTCCTGACAGCTTGTGGGAATTCTACAATCACACCACGTTTGCAATGAAGGGTGTTCACCCAAGTATGTGGATGGATAATCACATTGCTGCCCATGAGTGGTTTGTTAATGAGATGGGAGAATTGACAGGCAATATCAAAACAGAGAATTTCACACAACTTGAATTATTCTAATGAATTGGGATAAGTTTCATTCACAGTTTCATGAGAGTTGGCATCACAAGATGAGACCTTTTATTGAATCTGAAGAGTGTGACAAGATGTATGAACATTTGAAGCAAAGAAGCAGGAAGGGGCACATTGTTGCCCCTTCTTCTTCTAATACCTTCAGGTGTTTTCTTGAGACACCTTTAGATGAAATGAAAGTGGTGTTGATGGGTATGGCTCCCTATCACACCAAAATAAAGACAATGAATGGTGATGTCATTGTAGCTGATGGTTTATTAATGGGATGTAGTAATACAAACTATTTACAGCCTAGTCTTACTAATTTCTATGGAGCCATAGA